AGTATATTTGTAATATGAAGCTGACAGATTATCCAACATCACTGTACAATCCATTTACGATTGACAGCAGGTTTATTAGGGCATTTCCCGATGTAAAGAAAATAAAAGGAACAGACGAGTTTCAAAAGTTTATAAACGCTGGAGACAGAGAGAAGCATATAAGGGTTTTTGTTGGGGCATTTAATGACCTAAAAGAATTAAACTCTATGGCAGTTGCAATACTTGGATATATATTCAGCGAGGTAAAAGAGGATGTTGTTATGCTAAACATAGGAGTGTTATCTAAGACTTTAGGAGTATCAGCAAGAACAACTATATATCGTGGTATCATTGATTTGCTAGATAAAGGGTTTATATCCAGAAAAGCAGGTAGTGACGAGTATTATATCAATCCAGCTAAAATATACCCCGGAAGCAGGGTTAAGTGGTACAATAAACAAAACGGACTAAATGAGGAAGATGATTTCAATTTCTAAGTTTGGCATATTCCGGATTACGACACACCTAGAAGACTAACAACCATAATATATAAAAAAGTCTAATATGATATGTTACATCTGTGCTAATCCAGCTGAACACTCCATCAGGGTACACGATGAGATTACGTTCTCTTATTGTGATAACCACATCAGTGAAGTAGTACTAGGTATCAGCGAGTACGCTCTTAAGGGTACGCTAGATAAACTAGAAAAAGCTAAAGCTGATTACAATGCTAAAGGAGCAGGAACTGCGGAGTTTGAAAAGTGTAAGAACATTGAGAAGTATCTTGAGGGAGAAGACTTTGGATTAGAACAAACATTATAGTAGGAATGATTACAATATATGGGCAAGTGCCATCCAAGAGCAATGGCTACAGGGTAACTTGTATTGCTGGTAGAGGTCAGCTGTATAAGACAAAGGAGCTGAAGACTTACGAGAAGAACTTTGGACTTCAGTACAAAAGACATCCAAAAATTTTAGGTAACTTCGAGCTGATAGTCAGCGTATACTTCCGTAGCAACAAGAGTGATTTAGATGGGATGTTTAAGGTGGTACTGGATTGTTTACAAGGCGTAGATGCTATTGATAACGATAGGTACTGCATGAGGATAGTAGCGAGCAAGTACGTTGACAAAGAAAACCCTAGAGTAGAAATTATTTTAAATCCACTAGAGGATGAAAGTAAAACTTAAAATAGCCGCTGATACGTCTAAGCCAAAGATGGATACGCTGATGTATTTCAAAAAGAAGATTGGTGATACAGCAGCTGTGAGAAAACTCGCAGAAGAAGCTGGTGTACAATCAGCATCTGATGCACTCAAGAAAAGACTTGAAGAACTTAAAAAAGCTAAGAAAGGATAATGGCAAAGACTAAATCAGGTGGTTCTATTAAGGTTTCTTTTGGGAAAAGGAAGAAGGGGAAGGCTAAGAAATCTTATAACAAGCACGACAGAAAAGATAGAAAATGAGTGTTGCAGTAAAAACGAAACCAGCGCTTTGGGAAGCTGCTAAGGCAGAAGCCAAAAGAAAAATGGGTGGCAAGCATTCAGCGAGAGCCATGCAGTTAGCTGTTTCGATTTACAAAAAGAAAGGTGGTGGTTACAAGGGAAAGAAGAGCGAGTCTAATAAACTCTCTAAGTGGACAAAGCAGGACTGGACTACATCATCTGGAAAGCCATCTGAAGGTAAAAGAAGGTATCTCCCTAAAAAAGCATGGGGTGCATTATCAGCAGCACAGAAGGCTGCAACCAACAGAGCAAAGGCTGAAGGAAACAAGAAAGGAAAACAATTTGTTTCTCAGCCAAAAAGTATAGCAAGTATAACAAAAAAATATAGATAACATGCCACAGAAAATTAAACCAAAAATGGTTCCCGGTGAAATGACAGGGAAGATGTACAGAGAACAAGAAATGAGACAAAGACAAAACGCAATGACTCGTGAGCTTGAAGCTATGCGTAAAGCCAGAGGAGGCGTTAATGTTGTAGATATTGAAGAGGAAGAAGAAACACCCGGTACTAAAAAGGTAGTAGGAGTTGTAATGACCCAGAAGCCTAAGTTCAATAAGCTGATGAAAGAGAAGCTTTTGAAGATGATGGCTGAGCGTAAAAAACTCAAATAATGTGCGGAGTCCATATAGTAGAGGTCGATGCTGATGGACTCTGCCCTATTTGTTTACTTGAAAACAATAAGTAATGCCAAAGATTAGATTAAACAAGAAGATAGAAAAAATGTAAGAGCATCACGAAAAGATGATGGATTACATTGAAGAAGCTGAAAAAGAAGTTGGACTTGAGAAATTTGAGGAAGAAAAGGAGATGAAAGAAGAGGAACTTAAAAAGGCAGCATTTGCTATTGCAGTTGCTAAAATGAAAATGAAAGGATATGCCAAAGATTAAATTAAAAAAGAAAGAGGTAGTTGAGTACAACACGATTGTGCCAAGACCTGCTAACAGAACACAGAAAGGACAGCTGATTGTAGGTAAAAAATTTACCCCTTCTCCAAGTAAAAAGAAGTACACAAAAACAACCTACCCTTCATTGAAGGGAATATCATAAAGTATGTAACTCGACATAAAAAGAAGAATGGATTGCAAGACTTGTTAAAAGCGAAGCACTACATCGACTTATTAATACAACTAGAATACCATGAAAGCGAAAAAACGAAGCCTGATAATCAAGGCACACCTAGAACAGAAAGAATCACACGAAGTAAGACTACCAGACGGTAGCGTAATCAATCTCTACATAGGAAGAAAGTACGGAGAGAACAACAGAGAAATCAATCCTACAGTTGCTGATGTTGTCAGCGTTGGTGAAGGTGTTACCGGTATTGAACTTGGTGACACAATAATTGTGCACCACAATCTGATAATGAACGAAGCGGCATACATCAAAAAAGAAGGTCAGTTTGTATGGCTTGGTATTCCTCTTACAGAATTAATCTACGCCAAGATAGAAGAAGATGGTTCTCTTACTCCACTTGAAGGAACATTGATTGGAGAAAGAATTAAAAAACCAAGAGTATCTGAATTTGAATACGAGGATAAGACAGAGCCTATGAAATTCAAGATACTGAAAGTTCCTGCTGGATATGAAGATGTAAAAGCAGGAGACACGATTATAGCATACAGATTGTCTGATTATGAAATGGTATACCACTACAATAACAAAGAGTGTAGAGCTATTCGTATCAGCACAAATGACGTACTAGGCATTTATAATTAATCTTATATTTGAGCATGGACACTACGCAAGAATATAAGATGATGCTAGTGAACATGCAGACAGGCTACGTAGCTAACGTGTATGTTTACAGAATCAGCGATATAGTCTACGAGGATTATATCACTGGAGGTGTATGTTTGTTCTTTGACGACAGAGTAGAGTTGACAAGTGTTATATGCAGCTTTGATGATATTGTTGGTGATGCTAGGGATTTCTTTGATGCTAAGCATCACTATTATGCGATACTTTGTGACACAGTTGAAGAACTTGAGGAGCAAGAGATAGATGACTTATTCTACGGAATAAAGACAGGAACCATGAACCTTATTAAGTCAGAACCATTTGACGAAATGAGGCTCGACATATGTATGAACTAAATGGAAGAACGTATTAAACAACTGGAGAATGAACTTCTCCTGTACAAGCAAGATGGCATGTTTGCCCTATACTTTTCTCTTAACAGAAAGATGAATGAGCTATCACGCTCTATGAATGACTTTGAGCTAGATTTTAAATCTGATGACAGGTCGTTTGACAGATTCCAAAAGATTACAACATCCATTCGTGAGATGGTAGAATCAGCTAACTGGCTGAGAAACAACTACATGAAGATGACTGAGGAAGAAGCTAGAGAAGCAGAGAAGAAAGGTATACCGCTGATAGAGCAACTTGCTAAACAAAACAAAAAGTGAGAACACGTACAATAAAGTTTCAGGGTCTTGACATCAAGATGAATATTGACATTAATGACATTGTCAAGAAAACATCTTCTAAGTATAAGCCAAAGATAGATGGCTATAAAAAGCTGGTAGCCAAAAGAAACGAGTACATACACAACATGCACCAGAAGATGAAGGATAAGGAGATTGGTGTATACCTGATTTATGATGCACTCAGGATTATGAAAAAGGCTAAGGATGCCTACGATGTAGATATCAGACAGCTGCTAACCTTGTCATACCTACATAGCATATCAATGCTACGGAAAGACCATATCAACAAATACCTGATTGCGATAGGATGCAAGCCTGTAACCAGAATCTTTTTGAAAAAGCTGGTTGAGTACGGCTACATCATGGATGCCCACAAGTATGCATACTACTCAATCACTGATAAGGGGAGAAAGATAGTAGACAATATATTTTTAGCGTTTAGGCAGGACTACGCCTTCTATGAAAAGAATAAGCCAATGAAGCGTGAGTACCACACATCTCAGCCAGCTGGCACTAAATACTCGGATGAGGAGAAGGAGAAGCGCAGCATTCTTTACAGAAAGATGATGACTCCGTTCTGGGATGGAGGCTACAAGGTAGTTCCAAAATCTCGAAAAATGCGAGTAGACTATCTCGTAAACTGGATTGACAAAAGAAAGAGGTCAGGGCTGATGGTAGACGAGTACTATTACAACCTAATAGAGAAGTGGAGTCAATAGACTGAATCCTAAAGGTTTGTTAATAAAATTCTATATTTGCTTAAAAGGAATAATATGCAATTCTCAAGTTTAGATGAATTGTTAAATCTCTCTTTGGACGCACCATCTAAGAAAAGAAAAAAGGAATACGGACTAAAGGTAGCACAAGGGATTTTTAATAGCGCTGATAGAAACTCTGACGGATATTACGGAAAGCGTTACCGCCAGTGGAAAGCCAACAGGGATTTCTCCTATGGCGTAAATACAATGAAAGAATTTATGGACCTTCTCAGAATAGAAGGAAACCAATCTTATATCAACCTAGACTGGACTCCAATTAAGATAGCTCCAAAGTTTGTAGAGATACTGCTTGGAGGTTTTCTAAATAGAAGAGAGACTCCTATCGTTAAAGCTACTGATGACATCAGCATCAACGCTAAAGAGATGGAGAAGCAGGAGGCTAAATTCAGAATGGACAATAAGGAGAAGATTCAACTTATTGAGGCTGAACTAGGAGAAAAAATTGAATCAGATAAATTTATCCCAGAAGATGAAGACGACTTGGCACTCTACTTCGACCTTGAATATAGACTTCCAGAGGAGATTATGTTCGAGCAAAAAATCAAGAAAATCCTCGATGATAATGACTATCCAATTCTCAAAAGACAAGTACTTCGGGATATCATCGACACCAACTTTGCCTGTACCAAGCTTTACTATGACGCAAACGACCATATCAGGGTAAAGCGTTGTAAGCCTGAGAACATGATTTATAACGTGTTCGAGGTAGACAATGGTAAAGATATTTCATACATTGGTGAGGTATATCCAATGAAGATATCTTCTATCAGAAGAAAGTATGACGTAAGCGAGGAAACTTTGTTTGAACTCGCACAAAAAGCATCAAGAGAACTTAAACGCTCTGAAAACCTTTACTGGAAAGACTCTTACAAGTACACAGAAATCAGACCTTATGATGATTATGCTGTTCTTGTATTTGACTTTGAAGTAAAGACAGTAGACGTAGAATATTCAGTTAAGACAGAAAACAGGTTTGGAAATATGCTGGTTGTACCTAAACAAGGAAGGCCAGTAGCTCCAGCCGGTCAAGAGATTGCAGGTGAGGTGATTGAAACCAAGCGCATGAATATCTATCAGGGATTGTGGGTATGCGATACTCCAATCATGCTGAAGTGGGATATCAGCCCCAATCAAATCAGACCATACCAAAATGGTGTAGACGTATTTTTCTCCTACTCTGTCATATGCCCTAATGCCAACGGAAATCTAGTTCCTTCCATGATTGAGAAGGCCATGAGTCCTATCAGACAACTTATTGTAATCAGACTCAAGATGCAGCAGCTGATAGCTACTATGCGTCCTGATGGTTACATGATTGACATCTCAGGAATGCGTGACGTAGACTTGGGATTAGGAAACTCAGTAGAGCCACTCAAGCTGATGAAGATATGGGACCAAACAGGTCGTGTATACTGGGATTCAACAGG